GTCCCATTGAATTTCTCCTTACGCTACCGCCGTGGCGAACACGGCATTGCGCCGACGGTCGATGCACAAAAAGTTGAATGACAGGTCGGTGAACGTCTCCGTCACGTTGTGCTGCGTGGGACTCATCCGCACCGTCTCGTGCAGATAGTCGCCCTTGAGCACGTAAGTGAAGAAACTGGCCATGTCCACCATGTACACGGGATTGGTCGGCGTCGTGGTGGACGCCGTGATCGTCGTTCCGTCGAACTCATTGAGCTTCGGAACCCAAATCAGCGGCAACTTGTGGAACGTCGTAATCCCGTCCTTGGCGGCCACGTCCGAACCAAGCTGATCGTTCTGCTGCTCAGCCTGCGTCTCGAAACTGTTCAGCGTGTCGTTGTTCAGGTAGATGCGATACCGGCTCCCGAACCCGGACGTCACGTCCTTGCTGCTCACCGGCGACATGAACTTGATCTCCCGCGCTCCGTTGCGCATCTTCGATATCAAATCCGCCTTGGTCACCGCCGTATACTGCGCGGTGTAAGGCTTGAAATTCGGGTGCGTGGTGATGTTGATGCCCGCCACCGTCGTATGGTCGGTCGGCAGGCCGCCGTTAAACCCGGTCGTGGCACTTGCGGTCAGCCACCACGGAAGCCCGTAGGCGTTCTTGGTTTGCGCCACGGTCGGCGCACCCCACACCTGATCTTCCAGCGTATCGGCCAACGACAGCATGGCTCCGATGCGCCGCGGCTCCACCACCCGTTGAATGAGCGACTTGCCGGAGTTCATCAGCAACTCGCGGCGCTCGAACGGCCACTGCGTCTGCGCATGAACCCACGGAACCGTCAGGTCCGCAAGGTGATCGGTGGCACTCGCCCCGCTCGCCTCCCACAGGCCCACCATGCGGGCCACGTTGGCGTACCGGGTCATCAATGTGCGGCGAATACCGACTCCGCCGTCCAGAAGAATACGATCCTTCTTCAAAAGCACGTTCATGCCCACGTACTCTTGAAGCTCCTGTGCAATTTGCGTGAACGACAACCGCTTCAGGTCGTTCAGCGTGCCGAGGACGAGATCGGCAATTCCGTCCGCTTTCAAAACAGCCATTGTTCAACTCCTACGGCTCAAGATCATCGTCCGTGTCGGAAGCCATTCCATTTGCCTGCTTCCACTGATCGATCCGCGAGGCGGCGGCTCCAATGCCTACCGGCTCCGTGGTTCTCCGCACCGCCGGCCGGGGGGCCAACGATCCGTTGCGATCGGCGGCGGACTGGACTGCCTTCTTGTCCGGTTCCGTGATCCGAGCCTCTGGTTTATTGAATGACGCGCGCAACGCCATTTGCACCGCCTCTTCCAGATCGATATTGCGCGGAGTCGGCATCGTCGCGTACGCCTGCTTCAGCGCCGCCGCCGTTTCCGCCAGCTTGCTTCGATTCCGGCCGGTATCGCTGTTCTCATCCATTTCAAGCGATCCGCCCTTCCCAAAAGCAGGCTCCCATTCCGATCCGAGCTTTTCCACGATGGCGTCGAACCGCTGTACAACGGTCATCGTTTCGTGCTTCTCGCTGAGGCTTGCGCTTTGCTGCACTCGTCTTTCTAGTTCCTGGTTCCTCTTTGACATCGCGGACACGGTCTTGTTGAAATGGTCCGCCATACTCTTCATGGCCGTTACGATTTCCGGCGCGAGGTCTTCCTCATTGTCCAGCTTGAGTTCAAAGCCCGGCGTATCCTCAACCGGCTTAACCGGCGCATTTTCGCCGCTCGGCTTCTGAACCGCCCCGGCTACCGCCAACTCAAACGCTTCCGGCGTGCCGTAATTGGCGCGCACCGCTTCCGGCGAGAGGCCGAGCATGCGCCCGAGTCCATAATGGCCGTCGTCGAACACACGTCCGGCGACCGAATCCTGCTTGTCCTTGCGGGTATCAACGGCGTCGGCAGGCTTGGACGCCGGTTCATCCGGTGTTTCCGTTGCTTTGTCATCCGGAGTCGCCGCGGATTCGTCCGCAGCGTCGTCCGGCTTATCGTCGAAACCGGCCAATGCGTCCGTAAAAAGGCTTTCGCCGGTTGAATCTACGTCATATTCCTGTTCCGGGGTGTCAGTCGTGCTATTTGTGTCTTTCTGGTCCGCCATGATGTTCCTTTCTGTAGCGCAAAAAAATAAGGGGCCGCGTATTGACGCGCGCCCCTGTAGGCACCGACGTTACAGGCCGTCTTACGGGTAATTACTCCGCTTCAGCCTTTCGAGCAGCCGCGCCAAACGCGGCGGCCCCAACTATGTCTCATATCCGCACTAGCGCGGCAAGGCTCCGATATTCAACCATCGCTGAATCGCGTCGTTTGTCAAGGGAACGCCTTCCCGGAAGTATCTCGGGTTGTTCCCGTACGTGAACGCGCCGCCCTGGCCCATGCCCGTAATAAATTGCTGACTGGATGCCCTGTGGCCCGGCGCGATCTCGCGTGACATCATGTTTTGTTCCGCACTTCTCCGCACCGCACCGGGATCATTGGTGATCTGTCCGGCCCGCAACTGTTCCAGCACGGTCGCATTGTCAAGCGGCGCTCCCCCGCGGAAAAAGTTCGGCATCCTGCTGAATACCGGCTGGCCGGAATCGTCGATTCCAATGACGTATTGCTGCCCGGCAGGAAGCGTTCGGCCGCCCGGACTCATTTCCTCGACGCTCCCGGAGAACCGGCGATTCACCAACGTCGGCGCAACCACAGGTGGCGCCTTGGGACGCGGCGGCGGAACCGGCTGAGCTTCCTGCGTAGAAGTGCTAAACAATTCTCCGCCGCGGACGGAACCAAACGGCTGCCGGCCCAAATGACCGGTGAACAACTTGAGATAATCAAACAGCGAAGCCATCACACGCCTCCCGACTTCAACGTCATATCGTAGTGTCGGAGATACCGCTTCAATTCTCTCCGGTCGGTGAACCCGACCGCTCCATCGTCATCGCGGAAGGTAACGTCAAATCCCTGCTCACTGCAATAGCGGCGATTTTCCGCGACCTGGTGCGGAAAACAGCCCGCCCCCGTGCTCCATATCGTCTGACGCCACACGTTACCGCTCTTGCGCGTCGCTCCCGACAGCCGCGCCTTGCACGGTTTGCACACAATCAGCGGACCTTTGTTCGTTCTTGCGGTCACAACCACCGACGATCCCTGTCCGCAATGGTCACACTGGATCGGCATGTTCGCTTCCCTTGAATACGTTTCCCCATCTATCGGCCCTGAATGCTGATCCGTTATCCTTGAGCACCGTATTTGCAACATTCATTGTATGACTGATCCGAATTCCGAGCACATGCTCCAGAGGTATCGATGTATCTCGCTCCAAAAGAATAGTTGATAAATGCAACGCTTCGTTGTCCACGTCCGGCACACGACAGCGAAGGACGATATCAATATATCCAAATTCGTCATTCCGGCTTACTCGCCTCGACCAGTAATCCGGAAGAAATTCCAACTCCTTCTCAATATCGCTACACCGGAACATCACGATCTCCCGTTCTGACCCGCACCGGAGAGGAACTTCTGCAAGATAGCGTCGTCCGGCTTGCTCTCCGTACGATTGACCCGCTCATTGATCCGCCGCGTGGTCGTGGCTCGCGGCGGAGAACCGGACGGACCCTCGGACGGAGCATCGCCGATGAACGTCATGATCTGCTTCAGTTCAGGCAGAGGCGCGTACTCCGCAATGATGCCCAGGAACGCTTCCCAATCAATCCCGTGGCCCTGTTGCGCCATAAACGGAAGACTCGGAGCGATCACGCCCTGAAACACACCCAACAGGGTTTGAAGCCGTTGGGAAGGCGATTGGTTGGGCAGAGAGTACGGATCAAGCTCGTAGTTGTAATCCAGGTAATCTCCGCGCATATCGTCGTGCGTGGCCGTCGATGCCACCGTACGCTTTGTACCCTCAATCTCCTTGACGATCCGTTCATTCAAATTCGGATCGTGGAAATAATACCACGCTACCTTGCGCATCTGTCGAGCGGCAAAATCAGTCGCCCGATCCTGCATTTCCTGAAGACGCTTACTCGCATTTGCGCCCAGAAGCCGATCCTGCCCCAACGTTCCGCTGGACGGACTCAACCCGCCGACCAGGTCGAGATTGCCGGCCTGTTCCTTGAACACGTTCGTCAAATGGATGGCCCAACTCAGTTGCGAGTTGTCGATCCCGCCGGTGCGCTGCACCGCCACGCCCTGCGGATTGGTGACCCGCAGAAACGAAAGGTGCGGAGCGTCCTTGATACGCTGTGCATCGTCCGCCGATTCCGACATATACGTGAACACGTCCTTCGCGCCGTCGCTGGACTGGAACAGCTTGCGATACGCGGTGTTCGCCGAACAGTGCAGATCATACAACACCGCCACTGGAGACAGCGGCATGATCTGGTCCGGCGGAACCCTGAATTGAAGAAGATCGTACCGGCCTTCCGGCGGACCCTTCCACGACCTGATCCTGATCGGATCGCCGACCACAGTTGCATCGTCCCCGTGCTGCGCCGCAAGAAAAGTCAGAATCTCGCCTTCCTCGATCAAATGTACGTCAACCAACTCCAGGTGACGCCGATAATGCTCCCGCGACGTTTCCCGGCTGATTGTCGTCGCGCGATCGCTTCCGTCTTCGTTCTTGACCTCATCCGCCTCTCCGCCAAGCATGCCCGCAAATTCGCGCGTCAGACGGTAACTCTCATCGGACACGATCTCACTGGCCTTTACGTCGTAACGATGACCCATGTAGGTCATTGCCCCGACCCGCTTGGCGGGCATGTCCATCAGAAAATCGTCCAGACTGATGCTCGCGCAATAGGGAACGCCGACATCCATATCAAACGCCACGCGACCGCCCGGCTCCAAATCCGTTATCCCGATGCCCAGCATGAACAAACCGTCCACCACGCACTCGTGCAACGTGTCGCCGTAACGCATTTTGTCCAACCGATGATTGACCAGGCTCTTCAGGGTCAACGCACTGCCGCGCAGCTCCTTGAACTGCGTCATTACCGACAACCGCGGGCGTGGGCTGGATAGCTGGAACCCGAACGTGGAAATCAGTGACTCCACCAGGTTCCGCGGAACGGACCGGGCCGAACGGTTTTCCCTGTAGTGCGCCCCGACCATCTCCGCGATAAATTCACGCCTCTTATTGATAAAAGGCATCATCATCTTGCGGGATTCGTGAATGCCCGCCTTAAGGCGCTGAAGCTCTCGGGGTGTCAGTTGGAATTCGGCCATCAGTGTATCACGCACCAGTCAGCGGACCGCGCCGCGCCGGCCGTTCGCTCCGCACGACGCGCAGCCAGACAGTTCGCCGGCATCGCGTTCGGAGCCTCACCCGTTTTCCGGGGCGGCGTACCGCGAAGAACGCGCCACGCCAGTGAAACGGCAATCACCCGGTCACCGTGGTTGTCGCCTCTGGACTCCGCATTTACGGCGTGCATGGCGGCCACGTGCTCTACGCTCCTGTCCGTATACCGATAACTGCAAAACTCTTCAAGCGTCTCCTGGCTTCTGATCGACATATCGCCGCGCCGAACCGCCGTCAGGCAGTCCATGATGATATTCTGCTTCGTCCGCGAATTCGACTGAAAACCAGGCAGCAGGGTGACTTTCTTGTTCAGCGACCGTTCATCGCTACGCCGCAGATACAGCCTGTCGTACCCCAACCGCTGCAACGCGACCAGAAACGACCCCCCCGGCCCGTTAGTCTCCCAGTTGATCGTAGCGCTATTGAACCATCGGCAGCAGGCCACGGCAATGTCCACAAAATCGGACGGGTCCACGAACCGATCCGCGTACTCTGCCACCTGCTCCCGAGTCTGAAGATCGAATACCGAAATCACGCTCTCGGACGATCCTCTGCCGAACCCTATGTCCACGCCCGCCACGAACTCATCATACATCGGCCACTGACCGGCGGAATCGGGATACCGCCACAGCCGCAACGAACCGCCGTCACGAGCCACAAAACGAGATTCATCCGGCTTCGAGTCCCACGCCATGTTCCCGGAGTGCAACGGAGTCGCGGCGGTCTTCCGAATCACCGCCTCGATCTCGTGCGTAGTAACGATCGCCTCTCCGGAACCCACGTACTTACGGTTGATCTCCTGCGCGATCATGGTCGTCGCCGGAGTGCGCAGGCACTCATTATCAAACCACGGACTGCGAAACAATCCATACTCCGACGTGACCCGAAACGGATACCCGCTCCGCGCATCGCTCATATCGTCTGTGTCCGGCGCAAATTCATCGAACACCATCGGAGCAATGTTCCGAATGTCCCGAGCCGTCGCCGTGTTCCAGAACGCATGGTCGATCACCTCGTACCCGTCCTGCCCGTCCTTCACCCGATACAGACCCTTGCTCTGGATCGGATGGTCCTTCCAGTCGATAATGATCTTGCGGATGGCGGGCATGTGGTTCACCCGAAAATGCGCATTGCCCGTGCCGTTGGGCGTCCCGTTGAATATCCGGCAGTCCGTGGTGGCCCGCGTACCTCGCCACACCTCGAAATCAACGCCGGGGTCGAAGCGGCTGAATTCGTCGATAAATATCGCTACCTTACGGCCGCCCACTCCTATGGCATCCGTCGTCGCCGCACAAAAAACCGAACTGCGATTGTACGGATTCACCGCCCGGCTCGACGGCGTACGCTTCCGAAACCCGGTGCCGACCACCTTAGCGCACAGCCACGACGGCATATGCCTTTCGATAAAATCGAATTTCCAGAACAGCGAGTCCGGGTTCTCCGGATCGTCCACCAACTCCTTGTTCCGGCTGACCATCATAAACGAGCGATTGGGGAAAAACTCGAACTGATGACGAATATCGTACACGCACATCCAACTCACGCCCACGTCGCGGCTCTTCTCAAACGTCAGATCGCGCACGCCCAGCGCATCCTGAATCTCCAGGATCGCGGAGTCCTGATATTCCCACGTAATGAACGGAATATCGCCCGACATGCCGTAGCGCGGCGACGTGCGCGGCTCGTGTATCCAACCGAATGCGTTGATCCAGAACAGAATATCGTCCCGGCAGGCCCGTCGAATCTCGGCCCGCAGCGCTGGGTTGCCGGACGCAGCCTTCAGCAATCGTTCCCGAAACGCCAAGTTCTCACGCGGCTCCTTGGGAACCGTCGCGTAGTGCAAACTGCGCGACAATACCGCGTCTCGGTTCAGCGATTGATCCCTTCCAAAAGCTCGGCAAGCCGATCCGTCGTCTCCGCCACGGACCGGTCCTCAGTCTGCAAATCTCCTCCGGCCATCTTGCGCGAGTGCGGAGCGTGGTAGGCCGTGTAGAACTTGTCCGGGTTCACCGACGCCCACTCCAGCAATCGAACACTCCCGCTGTCCGGAACCTCGGTAAGAACCAGCGACGGCCAGTTAATATCCTCACCAGGACCGGGCATATGCCG